AAAATCAACCATGTTCAAGATTGAACGGATCTTTGAAGCATCTGGAGCTATGGATAACATTCTCCCAGGTGATGAATATGAACCTGATTTCAAGGACATCACTGGCAAGATGGTTAAGATCCGTGTTTACCAGAAAGGTAAATACTCTGAGGTCTATGACTTCCCTGCCAAACATGATTCAGCACCCGATGTGTTGAACAACCAGTTCATGAGAGATGAATATCTCCAGAACAAAATTGCTGAAGCCAATGCTGAAGCTGGTACCACCCCCACTCCAGCTAGTGTACCATCTGGAACTCCTGGTAATGGTGCCTTACCTGTTACCCCTGCTGGTGATGATGAACCACTGCCATTCTAAATGGTAAATGAGTACATAGAACTTGTGCTCGATGGCTTCTATAAGCGTGGTGGCCTTGTCCATATATCTAAGTTGAAAGAGATATATGGGCAGAGTCGCCAAGCTTACCGCAGTATGTGGCTGTGGGATGAGACCATTTACGAACACAGGAATCGGGCAGGGACACTCAAATTCTTTGATGGCATATTCGATATTGATGTAATTGATATTGATATTGACTTCACAGGAGATGACAAACAGACCAAAGAGTTGGTTCAAGGCGTGTTGTTTACGCTGATGGAAGAGCTTCAAGTACCTGAGTACCACATCATTATTTCATTCTCAGGCACAGGCTTTAACATCTTATTACCAGCGAGCATCTTTGGTTTTACTCCATCCAAAGACCTGCCTCAAATTGTACGCGCAACCATGACCAAGCTTTTTCCTTCTGGCATTGATAACATCTATGATGCTGGCAGGATCTATCGTGTAATGAACACGACTAACCAGAAGTCTGGTCTTTATAAAATTCCGCTAACCCATCAAGAGTTCAGATCCATGAGCATGGCTGAGATCCGTGTCATGGCTGAAGAACCCCGTCTTGACTTTGAGTTTAATGAAGATTGGAATGATGCTGAACCTCTTCTTGAGGAACACATCACCTTTCCAACTTTTGAAAAACCGAGGGCTAAAGAGGGAAAGAAGAAGGGAAGCAGAAGTGCGAAGTGCATAGAGAAGATGTGGGATGGAGCTGTAACAGAGAGGAATAATTCTGCAATGAGGATAGCATCTCATTATCGCAGGGTTGGAGTACCTCAAGATGCATGTAACATACTTCTGGAGACCTGGGCTGAGAGAGTCGGCTTAGATACAACAGAAGTTTTTCGGGTAGTGGACAATGTATATAAAGAGGAATATACCTATTCATGCAATGATACTCTATTGAGTGCTAATTGCGACCCCAAATGCGTTTTTTATCGCGGTAAAAACTATGGGAGTGATGGCATGGCTTTGAAGCTTTTAACGGCATCCGAAATGAAAGAGAGATTCATGACACACCTGCAAATGGATTTCACTGGAAAGAAATTGGATATAGCCAAAATGTTCAATCTGCCAGGCTTAGATATTCAAGCTTTACCTGGTCAAGTCATAGTTGTCATGGGACCAACTGGAGCAGGAAAGTCAGCTCTAGCCCAACAGATGGCAACCGAACAGAATGACTTGAACTCAGTTTATGCAAACCTGGAAAACGGGTTTGAAATGATGTTTAGACGAAATGTTCAACAGGTATCAGGACTTTCAAAAGATGAAGTCAAGGCACTCTATAAATTGGGAAATGCTGATTACGAGAAGCATTTCAATCACATCACTTATGTAGATACATACAGCATGGAGCTGGAGGATATACATGATATATGTGAGTCTTATGCAGGACAGTTTCAAATGCTTATTGTTGACCATATAAAACTGGTCGAAACAGGTAGCACCAATGATTACAGTAAAGTCGGTGACATTACCAGGGGCTTAAAGGCTCTGGCATTAAAGCACGAAATTATCATTATGGAAATCAGTCAGGTATCAAAGGATGTTGCGAGAAACAACACCTGGGATGCTCTATCTGGTTCAGGCAATGGTAGTATTGGGCATGATGCAGATATAGTCATGGCTATTACTGGCGACAACACAGAGAAGGCTCGGACTATCCGAATCTTAAAGAACAGGGATGGAGACTGCACAAGTTTTGATGCAGTAATGCTTCCCAGTTTACGAATAGAAAAGCTTGCACCATTACCTATGGTTGCACAGAACGCATTTTAGGAAGGACAGCATGCAAGAATTATTAACCTCGCTCACAATAGGTGAGCATGAAGACCTCGATTTTGACAGAGAAGAACCTAAGCATATCTCTGTTGAACTTGTTCCTGACAGCTCAGATCTATTTAAGCTGTCAACATATTCGCAGAGTTTGCTTGCGAGTATGGTCTTTGATGAATCCCCTGAACATCGTGAATTTGTCACAGAGACACTTCAGCAATATCCCCAAGTTATTTCAGGTTGTATTAGTGAAGTGGCTGGAGCTGAAGATGCTATCTCTGCTCGGATCTTTTACCTGAAGCAACTTATCACTAAGGAACAGGTCAAGCAGGGTAAGCTTGGTACAGTCAAAGCACAATTCACAGATCTCGCTCACACTGTCATTACTGAAGTAGGTGAAGAGATTCGTGGCTCAAAACGTATCCAGGTTGGTGGAAGTATCTTCACCGCAGGACAAACACCTGGTAAGATCACTATTGATAACCCTGATGCTATTCCCAATCAGTTTGTGGAACTCAAGGAAGTCAAGGATGTGGTTGTCATTGATGGCAAGGCATTCACTCGCTCTATTGATAAACGTGCCTATGCTACACATCTCAGAACATTGCCAGAGGAAGATGATGGGTGCGCTCACCTAGATCGTACCAGGAAGGTGACAGCAAGTTGACACCACTCTTCCCTCTATTCGGATTCGGTGCTTTAAAAACCGAATCCCAAATGGCAGTTCATTTCAAAGCATTCATTTTCAGTATATGGATAACATTGGTATATCGTGTTGCTAAGACACCACGACCACTACCATTCTATCCTGCCCTCAGATCTATCGTAGATCGGATCATGTCAAGATCTGAATACGAACAGACTAACTGGGGTCTGAGTTTCCATCTTGGATGCTACAAATTATCAACCAAGCTAAACTTCTACATATCTCACGATGCGTAGCAGTTCAGCAAAGGCAAAGGGTCGCAGGTTGCAGGACTGGGTAGTTACCTGGTTACGCGACCTCTTTGGCTTTAAACCCGAAGATTGTAAACCTGCAATCATGGGAGAAACTGGCGAAGATGTAAAACTAGCCAGCTCTTCCAGGGAGCGATTCCCCTATTCAGTTGAATGCAAGAATGTAGAGAAGCTGAATATCTGGAGTGCTTTAGAACAATGTGAACAGAATGCACCTGCCGATACTCAACCAGTTGTGTTCTTTAGACGTAACAGATCCAAGACCTATGCAGTAGTCGAAGCATCACATTTCATGACTCTAGCATATTACATGGATCAGCACAATCACTGTGATCAGCCACATGGGTAATATCAATATCCAAAGACGAACAAAGCCTTTTGAAGGAATAGATGTAGCAATATTCGCTGAGCTTTTTGATCTAGCAAATATTCAGTTGGCAAAAATACAGGTAGCACCAAAAACCTGGAAATATGCCATGATTACTTCAAAAGGATATGCGGAGAGTTATGCAGTCTTAAAACCATCCAAACATGTAAGGACACCTGATGGTAAATATGAAAGAATCATCGCCTGGGCATACGGGACCACCTGTTCTGCCCCCACCTCAGAAGAGATGCAAGGAATGTCAGAAGGAGAAAGCCCCTTCAGAATATCGACTGATGAGACAGGATAAGAACGGGAAACAATATTTCCGCAAGGCCTGTATCGAGTGTGAAAATAAATCACGCAAGATCGAACAAGAATCAAAGAACTTTGCCCCAGTTAATTACTCAGAGCCAAAGTTAGTAGCAACAATTATGGATCTGATTACAAATGATATTATCAGTAGCCTCGCATCGGCATTGGATTATTTCTCTGGTCAATATCATGACAAGCAAACGAAAGCTAAACGCCTCAAAGAAGTCGCGCTTCAATACGAGTTAGCGAGAGGCTATGCCTGGGTTCAGAAGAAAGGAACCAAGCTTTCATGGAAGGTACATGGACTGGGATACCGAAAAGGTGAACTCATAAAAATTGCACCAGTTATCAACTGCCCTTCAGTAACATTGGAATGGATATGGGAAGTTGATGATATTGACTGGGAAGCAAGAGGGATTGAATGGACCCCTGAAGAGTGGGATAAACTCCACATGATACAGGAGGCCCAAAGTGATAAACCCTAAGTGTTACACCTCTATTGAGGTCAAAAGAGAGCACTTCCTACCCTTCATGAGCTATCTGTATAATCAGATGGAATATGGTGGTAAGAAGTACAAATCTGAGATCTCAACAAAAGAGGCAACAGATCTTGTGACTGAGTTTGCTGGAGTGGAATGGATACTGGGAACCATGTTAAAGTATCTGAATCGCTTCAAGAATGAAATGCGTGAAAAGGATTTATTCAAAATTTCAACATACTCATTCATAACCTGGTTGCAAATGGGTTTCCATGAGCAAATAGAACATGACCAGGATGTGAAGATGGATGATATAGGTGATTTCGATCATTACCTGGTTGATTATTTAAAACAAAGAGGGTACCGAATGGCACCCCCTGAGACTTTGAGCGTAGCCGAAGGCAACACCCACGAAGCCAAAACTACACCCAACGATAGTATAGAATAATCGACACTCCAATTCAACCACAATTTGAGGTGCTTGCCACCATAGGTTTTCCTAGACAGGCAAGCCTAAACAAGCACCTCAAGTCGTTACTCCCAGACAAAGTGTATAAGCGAAAGAAGGTGAAATATCTTGCCCGAATCGTGAAAGGCTTTGAGGATCTAGCTGAAGCAAAAGCGTTCTTCAGCCAGTTAGTAGAAATTAACGCCTATGCTCATTTAACCAGGCCAATCCCTAAACAGGAAGGCAAGGAAGAGTGGGCAGAATTACTGGATGCTAACTATGGCATTCATGAAAATATCTGGAGCTAATTTGGATAATAAAGATTGGTCAATAGTGACAATATCTCTTTCAGTCTTACTGATCGTATGCCTGATATTCCTGGCTGTGGCAAGTGCTGATAGAGATACATACAAAATAGAATTGAAACATGCTAATGCTCGTCTGCTAACAATCGAGACTGGTATTTATGTCCTGAATAATGAACAAGACCTGGAAGCTCTGAATCGTATTTCTGGATTCCTGGCATTGACTGACAGCATCTCAAAATCAGTTGGTGGCTAAGATGGGCGCATATCTGGACAAGCTGGATGCTAGTGGTCATGATGTAGATAAGAAACTCATCTGGTCAGTCAAACGCAGATTAAGAAAACATAAAATTCCCATGAGATCATGTGCCTCTATGAGGAAAATGGTAGGGAACAAAAAACAACGGGTAGGTCTCTTTGGTGAGCTGATGCAACTGGCATACAAGAATCGTATTGCTGTTCGCACTCCCAAAGGTATCGCCTGGCAACGATAGACTAAGAAGAAAGATGCGATTTATTAGCTGACCTACTGTTTCAAGCCTTCGGAAGAAGTAAACTTCGAGAAACCCAATTAATACCCCTGTGGTGTCCTGCACAGATGGTCACAGGGGTATATGCGAGGCTAGTTTAATAAGGTAAAACACTGTGGCATTGTCGCTATGTAATCCTACAAGGAACATATCGGGATATTAGCCTACAAGTATGGGGGTTCAACTCCCCTTCCTCGCTCTTAAGCTGAGACACAATCCACCTCAGTCCTCCCAGGTTATCTCCTTCCTGGGGGGAAACTTTTAAACAACTAAATAAGGAAACACCCACATGATTAAAAAAGAGAGCTACGACCAAAAGATCCAGAAACACATTGAAAATGTAAGTCTTCACATTAAAGCCAAAGCAGAAAAAGCCTGGCAATCTGGTGCTGTAAATCCAGACAATTATGAAGATAATTTCTGCTTACCGAATATCGTCATGCATGCAATATTGCAAGATGTTGCTCATGAGTATATCCCTGTCAATGCTGTCCATATAGCTGAATCCAACAACATCGGGCGCTTTATATGAGTGGCCTTGACCTTTTACCTGAGACTATCCCTGAAGGTTATTTCCTATGCAGATGCGGAGCAATCCTACTGCTTGGTGAGATGTCTGAGCTGGATGATGTCTGCCGAGACTGCTATTTCCAAAATGAAGGTGAGGGCGAAGAAGATGGATGAACAAACACGAAAAATCGTTGACCAGGTACTAGGTCCACAAGTGGAAGAAGATGCTTGCACCGAATGTAAAGTATTAACCGAATCGGGCTTCCTCAGTGATGATGGAGTCTGTTGGGACTGTGAAGAACCAGAGAGCTGTCCCCACTGTGGATATGCTGGCGATTGGTTCACCGATACAGATAGTGGAAATAGAGAATGCCCTTCCTGTCGCAGAGAGTTTAAGAATGGGAACTAAGGGCATCTGGCACAGACCTGAAACACAATCCGAAGAAGAACTAGATAGGCGTTGGGCTTTATGGCAAACGCCAAAGGAGGATAAACCGAAGATGGATATTAGATACTGCAACAGAGAAATCCTGAAGTTCATGGGATACAAGCAAATCACTACCACTCTAGGTGGTCAAGTATGGGATACACCATTCGATACACCTGAAGCAGATCCATTCAAGCTTCAGGGAGCCAATGTTCACCTAGCAGATTACAAGCTCAGATTCAACTCATCCTGGGATCAACTGATGCTAGGGATAGAGAAAGCCCTGAGTGTTATGCCAGATGCCAGAGAATCAGACATCTGGTACTCAAACATCCATGATGCTTTGTGGAGTCTCAATATCAAGACCACCTGGGAAAAACTGGTTGAGTTTATCGTCTGGTACAACCTAAAACAGATGGAGGAAGACTGATGGGAATGAATATGGCAAAAATGCAAGACATGGCAGATCACATGCCAGGAATAGCAACACCAGCATTCTATGAAATAGAGGATGCTGAAGTTCGGGCAACTACGCCAATGAAGACAGTGGAAGATTATGTCTGTGATACCTGTGGTGGTCCTGTTGTTCAGGATGCCTGGGCGCAATGGGATGCTGAGAATCAGAAGATGGAACTTGTCGATTGGTTTGATGAGGCATTCTGCCGAGCATGTGATGGATCTGCTACGATCAAAACAGTAGAGATCCAGGTGCCAGCATGAGAAACTATGTGATTCAATGCCTAGCACCAGACGATTACAAACATCTCTTCTGGTCAAATACAGAAGGTTGGATCGAGCTGAGCCAGGCTGATGTATTCGTAGGCACTTTCGATAGAGAACCGAATCTGAACCTGCCTGAAGATGGGCTATGGGTAATGCTTCCAGAAGTGGAGGTGCCAGCATGATGGACAATAAATCAACTGGTCCAGTAGTCGTTCACTCATCTCATGGTGATTATATCTGTGACATGGATGGTAAGGTTATCAATACCATCGAGGTTAATCACAAGTTGTCCCCAAGCTATACCCACTTTGACGTTCAGGAAAACAGGGAGCATTACAACACTCCTGATGAAACTGAGTTTGACATCCTGGATGTTGGCCTCACTCTTGGTGGTGTCAATTTTCCACCATCTGATACCTTCAGAAATGACGTTGCAAGGATGGCCTTATGATCGAAGAAGAGATCCTGGGGTTGGAAGAGGAAGAGGGAGAGGGCGAAGATCCAATGTACTGCATCGAATTCGACCCTGAGTGCTAGATGAGTAGATCATTTCTAAGCTTATTCGCCAAAGAAAAGTATCACGTTCATGATGGTGTAAGCCATTGGAGTGTGATAAACAAAAAAGACCAGCATCGTATTTGTCTGAAGTGCCGTGACCATTGGTACAAGGGCAAATACTGGACAAACACAGAATGGGAAGAATGGGTCAATGACTATCTTCCCTACGAGTAAAGAGAAGGAAATAGTGAATGCTAAAAAAAGACCTAGATGAAGTCAGAGCCAATGAAGACATGAGACTTCATGAGGTAAATGACCTAGAGTGTCACGGTAGAACAACTGAGCATAAAGAGATGGATATGGTGCGTGTGCCAGGTGGATGGATTTACTATCGCTATGGACAGGGAACCTTTGTCCCATTGGTCGAACGTAAATTGTTACCTAGAACATAAGTAATATCCTATATTCCCCACACAGTAGATCGTGTGGGGATAATCGGAAAAAGAACAGCTAAACAGTGCGCTTTCCAGGGTGCATGTAACCATCTTCACCCTTCTTCCTGGATTCGGAAATCTTCTTTCCATCCTGTGCAAACCCCATCTGTGGAATACCTGTCCATGACTGAACTGAGTAGTAGGGATTCTTTAGAGTAGTAACAGCACTCTTGGCAAACCTGCCAAAGGGAAACCAACTATACATCTCGCGGTTTAAGTATCTCTGATAATCCTGGTTGGCGATTGTAACCAGGGGTCTCAATACCATTCGGGAAAGCATTGGAGCTGTGAATACGTTCAAGCCATAAGTACCAAAGAATGCCTGAGCTTTATCCTTCTCATCTCCCATCAATAACTCAGTGGTATCTTTCATGATGTCCAAGTGAGGTGCTAATGCAGAGTCAAAGATTGAGTATGGATACAGAGAGGCTAAACTCATCATGACTGAAGCCATCCCTATCCAGCGTTGCATCCTTTTATGCTCTTCTGATTCAGGAGTCACTTTCCATTTCTTGGCTTCATAGGCCATGTTTTTCTGGAATGACATTGTTGAGAAGAAGTACATCATAAACCTGGTCATCACTTTACCCAATGAGGATCTAGCGAACTCAGGTCTTACGGCATTATGATAGAGGTACTGAGTGGATGTCACAAAACGTCTTGCGAAGTCCACCTGGTCCTCACCAGTCAACTGCATCTCTTCAGCCATGATCCAACCAACTGTAAAGGCTTTCTTTCTCAGGTGGTTCTCAACAGGCGTTCCGAATGTACTGGCAAGTTCAATCGCTTTCTTACCCACGTTTGAATCCTGGGTAGTCTCAGCGATTCTAACCTTCTTCTCTTTGAGGGTCATGTTAGGATCTGTGATAATCTTTTTCAGAGTTTCGCCATAACCACCCCAGTTTACCTTACTGCCACCGAATGCCACATCAAACTCATAGGCCATCAATTCAGGCATGAGTCCTTGTGTCTCCATCTTCTTAATAAACTGAGGATCTTTCAGCATTTCATTTGCCTGAGAGAATCGTTTCAGCCCACCATAGACAACTGTATTGATAGTACCACCCAGGAAGTTACCAATGGAATACTTTGGATGCGTGAGTAGGGTAAGATACTCATACTTGGCTTCCATGTTTGCCCATGCTGATGCTTGCCATACTGGGAGAGGTTTCTTCCCCTTTTTGGCTCTTTTGGCATTCAGCTTATCCAGCAAATAGACATCTGAGATATTGGCTTCATAATCTTCAGGAGCCTTGTTTGGATCTTTACCAGTGAGTCTTGCCCAAACATACTTATGGATTTTAGGGAACTTTGTCAGCTCAGAGAAATACCCCATGTTATCCTTGAGGTATGAATGCATAAACTCTTCCAGGCGTTCAACCTGTTTTTGAGCTTCAGGGTCATTGCCCCACTTCGCAGTCATTTTCTTTTTGAATCTGTCAATCACTTCCCTGGATTCACGACCACCTTCAGCGATAACAGATTTATGGAGTACCTGCTTGGCATATTTCATCATGACTGATGGCACATCTGTTTCATAGCCACCCATCTCAGCAATACGTTCCATTTCAGAAGATTTTGAGGTCATCATAGACCATTCCCCTGGAGCCTTCTCTTCATAGGTTCTACCAGGAGGGCTGACCTGGGATTCGATGGTTCGCATTCTCATAGCTTCGAGATCTGCTTCCTTCTTTTCCATGTAGGCTTTTTGCTTGGCATGGTTCTTAGGATGCTTCTTGGCAATATAGTTACCATGCTTCTCCAACTCAGCTTCCTTGAAGGCTTCAAATGCCATTTCAAGCTGTTCGAGATTGCGATAATAGTGATGAGTATAACCATCCAGTTTTCGTGGAGCAATTCTCTGATCTTCAGTATAAACCTGTCCGAGAGCCTCATATCTCTTTAGCGTGGAATACTTAGATTTAGCACCATTAATCTTTTTAACGATTGCTCTGAGGGCTACCTCTTTCTTAGATGCGCTCAGCTTGGATTTCTTGATTTCACCCATCTCGACTTCGAGCTTTTTGATATACTGGGGCAAGTCATAGATCATGTTTCGCTGATTGGTTCTATGGACACTATACTTATTGCCAGAGGATGCAACATGATAGCTCTTATACATGTGCTTGTAAAACTTATCCATCTGCCTCATTAAGTATCTGACATATCGCTGTTTGATCTCACCACCATTATGGTCGAGGGAATCAAAATCTTTCCTGGCATCATCATAACGCTTTTTGATAATCTTCAAGCGTTCTGCATCACCCTTTTCCATAGACTTGGTGAGCTGATCTACTGCATACTCATATTCATACATCATCGTGGCCAGGTGATAGATTTTCTTTATATCTTTGGCACTACTATCCTTGACAAGTCTTTTAAAGGCTTCCTTGTAAGCAATCTCATCTTTATTGAGCATACTACCACCCTCTTCAAGACCATATCGCTTAGCGACATGATCGGGAAGTTCAAAGTTGTAGATAATGCCATTGATGATTTCCTGGACTATTGCTTCTTCCTTCTGCTCATCCGTTTTACTCTTCACCATCCGATTAAACACCTGTCCGAATGAAGAGGTCCCAGAGAGGCCAATACGATCCCCAAGCCCTACCATCTCTTTATCCTGGTAGATGGCATCAAAATCCATGAACTTTCGACTTAATAGTTCAGGCATAAACATCCTCTGAATCACACCGAGCTGAGGCTTACCTGACATGTGTTTGTCTAGTACCTGGATAACGTGGTCAATCTCTTTGTGATTGTCGAACCTGCGTTTTCCGATCAGATCCATCAGGACATTACCAAAGTTATGGCCTAACCCTGGCACTTCGGCAAAGATGTTCTTGAAGAATGCTTTCTGCCCTGGAGTCATTGGCCTGGTAGCATTCGAGAAGTCAACATCGGTTACATCATGGATGGGGTCATTCGTTCCCCAGGGAAAATCATGCTTATTCCCATGCAACTTATTCATCTGAGAGTTGATACCATCCTGAGTAGTTCGGTACCATTTGATATTGCCTTCACTCACATACTGGTCTTTGACAGCCTCGAATTTCTCATTGTACTTTGCATAGTCGGGGTTGGAGAGGAAGACATCCCACATCTTACCAGATGGAGCCAGAAAGTTATGGTGCTGGCTATTGGTTGACTTGCCACTACCCATATTGAAATTTGAAGTCGGGTTCAACAGGGCGTAGATCTGAGAGCTTGAATCAGCCTCAAATAATTCCATCATCCTTTCATCCATAGCAACCAGGTCATACTCACCGAACTCATTGCGGTATTTCTCAAGTAGTTTGATGTCAGCATCTTTGCTTTTAGAGCCGAGTAATCTTCCAATATCATGGAGATTCATGAAGTCATGATAACGCTTCCTAGCATCATCCTTGCGTTTATCTGTAACCTGCTGATTGAATGGATCATTACCACCAGCAAATTGAGATCGAGCATATCTGAGCATCCAGATCTCAGCCAGGTTCTTGGCAATCTCAGGACTGTTCTTTGAGAGCTTCTTCAGGATGAGTTTGGGCAACCAACCGACTGCCACCATCTTCTCTTCCATACCTGAGCTGTTCTTGCGTTTACCCCACAGTTTGGGATCTTTCTTCAATCGGTCAATCAGGTCAGCATCACGATCTGTGATAACTTCCATGATAGTCTCATTATGCAGAAGAGCATCTCTACGCTTACTGATTTTACGAGAGCGTTCCAGGGAATGCATCTGTCCATAATCACGACTGAACGCGACTGGTTCACTTGAATAGTTATCAAAGAAACTGGGGTAATCTGTTTCGATCTTCTCAAGCACCTTCATCTTGGGAGCCTGGAGTAAATCGCCAGAGATCCCCAACTTCGGAATCCTGAGCTTGCCACTCTTCCCTACTGATTGCTCAGATGTGTTAGGATCTACAAGCATGTCACGCAATCTCTGAGGAAGCTTGTTCACATGGAACTCTTCAGACTGACTGAGGATCTTGTTAAGCGCACGAAACTGTAAGGTTTGATAATTTGCCTTCTCAGGATAGAGTACCATCTTCTTAATGGCCTGTGGGCTTAGCTTGGGATTAGACTTTTGGAGCTTTGCCAAAGCACCAACATACTTGCGATAGGTCTTATAATTCTGCTTCCACCATATTAATCCAATGACTTCTTCCTGAGTAAATTTACGCCCACCAAATTCCAAGCCCTCTTTTGAGCCAGCCTCTTTGAGTGCCATGTATTCATTCTTGGCTTGCCAAACATCAAATAAGGCACTGTTTTTGGAGTTCTGCTCAAAGTTTTTGGGGTTCGAGAACTTAATAGCATTGGCAAATGGAGTGATTAATGCCTTAATAAGCCCTCTGCGAACATGTTCATCCACCTTGCTTAGCTCTTCTGAAGGCATCTCAAACGCACGTTCCCTGGCAAGGGATGTATATCTTTGCGAAACGAGATCTCCACCCAACTCACTCTTGATAGCATCTACAACTGTCTGAGTTTCTTCAGCATATAGCCTGGTGTAATGACGATCAGCACTACTGTCCCTACTAAGGGGAGTTACTGAAACGCCACCAGCTTCGATTCCAAGTCCAGCATTTAAAATGGCATTGTATTCAGATTTACGATTAACCACTTCACCAACCCTGGCATTCGCCCTGGTTACTTTTGAGTTGAGCTTGTGATAGTCAGCTCTTTCAGTTATACGCATCTCTGTATTTGATGCACCTGGAGGATCTGCTCGACCAACCCTGAAATCACCCTCTTTGTCGAGGACATTCTGAGTGACTTCCTTCAGAAATTCTTTAGGGATCACCATGCTAGTACCACCTGCATCACCATCCCAATCTCTTTCGGCTGCGATTGATGCATCAATGGTGTTTACCTCAATGGCACTACCATTATCCTTACGATGAAAATCATGCATTCGCAAAATGAGGGTATCTTCAGGCTTCTGTTTAGGACTGGACTGATACATGAAGATCATATCATAACGTGGATAATTCTTATGCTTCTCACCCTTCTTGGATCTCATCCATAAGTCATAAACACGCATGGGATCTACAACACCATTCAAATCAGGATAAGCCTCATCCATTCTCATGTAGGTGTTTGTTACATTGTCAAATACCCACATATCCTTTGGAAGCATTTTCTTCCTTGCCCAGTTAGCTGGCATAATAGCATCACCAGGGGTGAGGATGTTATCTCCATTCGGATCTTTGACTATCCTACGTTCCTTCAGGAAGGTTTGCACCTTCACATATTCACCATTAATCTTACGAACTGTATAGCCTAAGTCAGGTCTGATATAAGCATACTCACCAGACTTGGTGCTTGGCTTGGCAATATTCAGAATCATTTTACGGGCAAAAGTGTAGGTTTGTTCGCGCATGTGTTCGCCAAAGGGATTCTCACCTGCCAGTAAACGCTTGATATATTTATCAGCTTTTTCACTACCTGTGTGAGTAATAGTCTTGGTCTCAGGATCACGCTTAACATTGAAGACATCTTCCAGCATGTAGTCTATAAACTGAGCTTTGTCCTTATCTTTGATTGACTTCTCAAAAGCTTCATAGTCCCGAACCATAGGATCTATATAGGTTTTCACAAAGCTGTTTGATACAGAGGCATCCATGACAGTATCTAGCATCTGAATTGTTACAGAGGACTTGCCCTTACCATCAGTCTTCTCACCCTTAATGAATCCAATGGCACTTTCAGGCATTTCCCTGATAGTGAGGTTATCCTTCTCCATACCTTTTTTAAACGTGGCGATTCTGTCAAAACTAATGCCATCATCAGCACTTCGCTTTCCAACGATCTGCCCATTCTCTTCACCAGATCTCAACTTGGCACTGGTATCCAGAAACATGACTTCAATGCCATGCTCTTTCATGTACGCTTCAACCAATGGATCTGTGAACACCTGTCCTTTACCGACAAAGGTTTCCAGGGTCTCAGTATCTCTATGAGTTACAACTGGCTTGAAGTTTCTCATCTTCTCTTCCAGGCCAAAGGTCTTCTTTAGGCGTTCAAGCATTGCCTCAGATACAAAGATGGCACCATCACTTCGAGGCTTCCCATCCAACCCATTCTCAACAAACTTGGAATAAGCTGAGTTGGAAGTAAGCTTCTTGATCCATGCGCCATCATTAATGACAACATACTTAAAGGGAGTATCTTTGTGGCTGTATGATGCAGGTGTCAGAAATTGACCGATATATTTGAGTGCCTTATCAATCTTACTCTTCTGAGCATAATGAAGAGAGCCATCGGCATTCTTGGGCATGTACTTCTCTTCAATAGGACCATTCAAGGATGGATCTAACCACTCAGCGACAGTCTTTTGGACAAGCTCTTCATTACCTCCAAATGTTTTGCGGAGACCTTCGATCCAGGCTTCTTTCTCACCCCTGGTAAGCAATCCCTCATTCGCCCAGTCAATGATAGGCTTCTGTAAGAGATCCTCAAAGAATTTCGTATGAGCCTCATCTCGCGCCACTTCAATGAGATCCTTGATAGCTTTCTGAGCTTTGGGATCTGCACTTTCTTTGAGAGCATCAATTTCAGCTCTTCTAGCTTCGGAGATCCGAATAAGCATCCTGCCATACTTTCCAACAGGACTACCCATATCATGATAGTAGTCTAACTCAATGCCTTGCGCCTTGAGTGAATCCCTAATGATCGTTGCTTCAGGACCAGTACCCTCAGCAATCAGTTTTTCGAGAGTATGCTCTTTGACATTACCAAGATTCTCTGGCTTGGGAGCACCCTCTTTTTCCAGGGCTTTCTTGTAGATCTCAATACGCTGTTCGAGAGCATCCAACATACTGGGGTCAACCATCACAATCTCTTCACCTGTGGGGTTAAGCTCCCTCATGACTCTACTGTTACGGGATTCCTCATGGTCGGCACTTAATCGCCCATTCTCAATCTTGAGGTTCCGTATAGAACCCTTATTGGTAAAATAGAGACCAGCTTCATCACCATGACCAGGATAAAGCAGTTCCATTTCTGCCACAAACTCTTCATTATTTTTGGATAATTTGAATAACTCTTCTGCCTCAAAATATGCTTGAGCAGTAGTCTCAGGTTCCCCACCAGTCTTATTCCTTATATGGGATGGGAAACGAGCGACATACTCATGAGCCTCAGATGCCATCTCAGTTGTCCACTCTTCACCATTCTCAGTCTCGACAGGTTCATTCTTTGTCCACATCTCCATTTGCTCACCAATCTTGGCAAGTCGAGATGGGGTCAGAGGTTGCTTTTTAACGGGTTCAGGTGTCGGAGTGGACTCAGTACCCTTAGATTTAGGTTGAGGCTGTTCTGGAGGGTGTACCACCTCTGGAGTAGGTACTTCAGGGGTTGTGGACTCATCCCTTGCTTGACGATTAGCCTCTTCAGTCCATTCGGGTGGCATTTCGTCTAGTTCTTCCCTGGTATAATTCTCAGTAGTTTTGATGATTTCTTCATCAGGTTTAGCTTCTCGTTCAGCCAGTCTTGCCCTGAGAGCTGAGACATCAGATGCACCTGAATCTTCTTCACCATTTTTCTTAACGCTTTTACGTTGGTCCAGGATCTTGCGGAGAGCTGAGGTATCACTACCTGGCTCAGGCTTGGTTTCATCCTTTTCTTTTAGGATCTTGTCATGAGCTTGTTTGGCCTTTTCAAGCTTCTCCCTTGCTTCAGCAGAGAGCTTACCATCAATGACACGCTCGTTGAAGGTGTCATGAAGTTTCTTACCCTTGAGGACTCTTCCTGGGAAAGTATGGTCAACCATACCCTGATAGACAGAGATCACATCTTCTGATACAGAGTATTTGCCAACGCCATCTCTTACTTCTTCCTTTATATATACGTTTTTGGTCGCTTCATCATATCCAACCACATAGCCACGATGGTTAATACGTTTGCCATTCTTATATGAGGCATAGCCTACCAAGCCGTTCTTTTCAATCTTGTCACCTGCTACATGCTTCTCAGCTTCAAACTTGAGTACATGATGCTCGAACTCAGCTTTCTCAGCAGGATTGAGCTTAGAGAATAGGGGAAATTCCTTCATGGGATCTTTGCCAAGCATCTCATAGCCAGTTAATGTTTTGGAGAGGGTTTCACGAAGAGCTAATGCCGTTGCAAGATGCTCAGATCCATAAATGGAGTGATACGCTTCATGGTTCTTGTAGAAGTCAATCCATTGAGCTTCAGTAGTGAGGACAGAAGAGTTGAAACCTGGCACTTCCTTAGTTGAGGGAACCCCTTCTTTCATCCACTTCTTTATATTCTTCTGGATGACTGGTGCATCTATTACCATGTAGCCTTCGCTAGAATTGTAATAAGCACCATTCTTTATAGGCACATCTGAAAAGGGATCTCGATGGAATACGGGAATTTCTTCACGTTGTCCATGCTCATTGGTGATAGTTGTAAAGCCACCATAGCGAGTATCTGCACGTTGACTAGCTGAAAGTTCAGGCTCCCACTCTTCCTTCGGAATCTCCCTCTTCCTTCTTTCTTCGTTTCTTCCCCTTATGGCTTCATTCTCTTTTTCAAGCTCAGCATTGAACTCACCAACCACTGAATCCATGTTGCGAGGATCTGCATCGAATTGACGTTTGAGCATGTCATCCACGACTTTACGAGTAACAGGATCTAGTTTGTCCAGTTCATATTTCTTGGCGAACTCTTCAGGTCTTGCACGATAGAGGACAGAGGCTTCCTGGGAATGCTCGTTAATCATATCCTTTGAGACATCAGCAACTTTCTTAGCACCTTTACGCTGTTGCCAGGGAGTCTCATGCGCCCCGAAATAAGCACCAAGTAGATATTCGTAAACCTGCATAGAGGCTTCATCACCACGCATGGTAGATGGCAAGCCCTGGATAATCGAACCAGCAACACCCTGTAAGATCTTCTGAGCTGTCTTTGGACTGCCACTAGCCAAAGCACCATTCATGGCGGTACCAATCTGACCAATACCTTTAAACGCACCACCATAGGCCATACCATGTAGCATAGCAGGGGCAACCTCATGGATTCGTTCCTGCATTTGGAAAGGATTAATACCAAGAGCTGAGACACCAGAGGCAAGTCCCAGGTGCATCATGCCTTGACCGACACCACCCAGGAACTCAGGATTGAGAAACTTATTGTCAATCTTTAAATATTTAGAGCTGTTTAAAAGCTTCATGGCAGAGGCACCGAATTTCTTAGATGCTCCTGCTTCCATCATGGCATTAGTCGCCATCATTGGGATAGAAGTGAATTGCTTCCCGAAGATCTGTGCGCCCTTGAGTGCATTAGTAGATGCCCAGTTACCTGCCTGGTCCTTCAGAAATCTTTCCTGGAGTTCTTTAAGGCTCAGCTCCGAGATCTCTTGGAGAGCTTCTTTACTGAACTTACTGCTGTATTTCTTGGCAATCATCTTTGAGACTGCCTTCTTACCACCGATTCTACCAGCAACCTGGAGAGCTATGGCAGATGGATTAGGGATGTACCCGACAAAACCGAGTAGTGAACCAATAGACCTGGCAATCTTCTCTGATTGAGATCTTGGCTCAATAAAGTCTGCATTGATTGTAGTGAAACCCTCAAAGAAACCTGTGGGGATCTGACCAATGGTTCTGGCTGAATCCTTCAGGAATCCCTGAGATTCAAAATAGCCAGGATCATCCTGCTTTGTAAGGTTGTAGCCTTCGAGCTGTTCAACCATTGCAGGTGAAAAGCTGTTTGGATCTCTAGCATAATTCTGATTGAGGATGTCTAAGACTTGTGAACGAGAGGATTGACGTAACTCAGGTACGGACATGTGGGTGTTCCTTTTTTTACCAGGCTAGAGAGCGATTCCCTAGCCCTGCCAGTGGACTTGTTAGATTGAGCTGGTCGAGCTTAAAGCGCAGGAATATTGTTGAGCATTCCTTGATTGCCACCACCTGTGGCGAGACCTTCCAACATCATGGTCATGTTGAGAAAGTCCTGAGATTTCTTACTTGGCTTATTCCAGAAGTTTTCACGGAACAAGGCAGTAAGTGGATGTTGCAGGAAGTTGACATCGTTGTCTCCAACCATGTCTGATACTGAATATCCTGCATCCTCTATCTTCTTACCGAGAGCGTTAATCTTTTGCTCTTTGGTGATCTGTGAGAGGTGGTTACTTCGGACAATCTGTTGCCATTGCAGATCAAACTGAGCTTTCGCCTGAGAGACAGCAAAAGCTCTGTCCTCTTTGCGGAACTCTTTGGCATTCTTGAACCGAGCTGTTTCCATCTTTTCCTGATGTTCATAGCCAGCTTCATTCTGCCCTGCCTGGAAGTCATTGCCCAACTGCATACGAGCCAACGCTGAGTCATTGCTCTGAGAGGCGAGAGAGACTTCATGAGCCATTCTCGCAGTATCTCTGGCAATCTGGTGTTCCATCATTTTGGACTCTTGCTGGCTTTTCATTTTTTGTCGCAAGACACCCATCACCGCATTTGTGATTTGTCTGGTCCCTGCATTATAATCTGGTATTTGTATCATAGCTTTCTCCTTAGCTGAACCAGGTTTTTACAACATTACCAACGCCATGTTCTTTCATGGATGGTAGGAAGTCACCAAAATTCTCCCAGGCACTTCCACCTTCACCACCCATATTACTCATTCCAGCACCAGCTATTGCTGGCATCCAGGATTGAAGTACACCAGGCGCAGAGTCATTGGCATTTTTAAGGTTCAGAATATCCTCATCACGTTGCATCTTGGCTGGCATCATTGAACTCATGATTCCTCTTTCCATATTTGCAAGGGATGATTGCTCACTTGACATATAGCGATTACGATTTGCCATGAACCGATTCTGAGCCATTTTAGTGGCTTGTGCGGGATCTACACCAGTGGCGATTAGTTGAGATTTATAGCGATCTATCTCACCATCGAGACTGGCACTAAAGCCTTCTCTTCGGCTATTCAACTCACCTTCAGTGGGCATGAGGTTCTGAGCTTCAGCCTTTAAGTCGAGAGGCTTAATACCAAGTTCATCTGCTGATTTTGGGTCCTGAGTCATTCCCCCTGAAATCAGACCCAGAATCCCTCCACCAATGGCACCACCTGGGCCTCCCGCGAGACCTCCAGAAGCACCACCCCCCACCATTCCTTCAAAGGCATTACCCCAGTCCCAGGACATGAGTTATCCTCTTCCGAAGATTCTTGCTAAAAGGCTCTGAGGGTTTACGGCTCCCTGTTGCATTGGGATAGGCTGTTGGATCATACGACCAGCATCACCACCACGATAGCTCAAAGGCTGAGGTGTGTTATTGCTTGGATCAATACGACTGCCTGGAGAGTCCTGCAACATCTGAAGAGCTTGCGCCCAATTCTTTGGTTTGTTGCCAGCTCTATTTGTATGATACCAGTCATTGTAGCCCTGCATACCTTTGTCACCGAAGTAGGACATGACTTGAGATTGAGCATCATCAGACGAACCGATCATTGGTGATTGACCAAATGCCTGAGC